CTATAGTTTTGCTTGCTGTACTAGAATTTGCATAGTTACCTGAGCCCAATGCATAAACATAAGCTGTAAATGTATTACCTCTATAATTAGCTAAATTACTAACTGTAAAGGTTTTAGAAGTAGTAGTAACAGAAGCTGACTCACTATATGTACCAGAGCTATCACTTAAAGTTACATAATAGCCAGACGCATTAGATACTGCGTTCCAAGAAACCGTAAAACTGTTTTGACTTGGAACACGAACAGAAGATGATGTACTAATAGTTGGAGTATTTACTTTTGAAATTGCGGGAATAGTAACCGTTAAGCTAACTTCTCTAGCAGAAACGTTATTAATATCATCACCTTTAATATTATTCCACTAAGCGCCACCCCAACCAGAACATACAAATTTTAAAGTTACTGTATAGCTGCTTGATTTTTTAGTATAAGATTTTGAACCATAAATTAAAGTTGTATCTTCGCCTTCAGTAAAATCGCTATTACTAAAAGGCTTAAAACTAACATCATCATAATAAGAGCCGCCTACATAGGCTGTAGCGGTAGTAGAGAAAGATTGGGTATATCCAGAAGCAGCATAATCATATCTTCTACAGTACATAAAAGAAAAAGATACCGTCGCACTGGTTTTTCCACTACTTACACTAGCTGAAATACCTATAACCGGGCCTGTATCGCCCCAACTACTCCATTTTTCTGCCATTTTTATTCCTCCTTTTACTCAATATATAAGTCATATCCAATTAAAACTTCATTAGTATCATATACTGGCTTGTATTCCATTAAATTATTATATTTAATAGAATCTTCCAAGTATAAAGAAGTTTTTGCACGTACTTCCTATCCAGAAAGTTCAAAAACCTCATTAACCCCATCTGGAGAGAAAGATAAATTGGAAACAAAATCTATATATCCTTTTACATTTCCTAGTAATTCATTTTGTTTAAAATTCTCAGCATAAGAAATTCTATGCTTATCAAAAGTTAGGGCCTAAGTTTCGGTATCCTCAGCAGTTACGGCGCCAGTATCACTACCTATAACATATAAGTTTGGTACAACCAATGAACCATTTCCTCCAACAGTAAAATTACTATTGAATTTAAAATTTGGAACATTAGCAGTAATAGAGTCTTTTGTTACTTCGAAGACAGTTTTAACCTCACCATTATCATCTGTAGTTGTAAAATAAATTCCCTTTGCCGCATCTTCAATCCTTAAGGCTGGCTCACCAGGTTTTTCATTTGAACCACGAAGCACCGCAGTTTCAATTGCAGAAGCTGTAATTGTCGCATCAGTAATAATTGTTCCCTTGAAATAACCGCTACCAGCGTATAAATTACCATTTCTATCAACAAAGAATTTGGATGTTTCAACTTCTTCTTTGGTTGTTCCAGTCGCGCCAGCCCACAATAGAATCTCACCAGTTTTTCCTTCTCCAAACCACTGTTCATATCTTTGAGAAGTTGGAGAATCTGCTCCAGTATAAAGTGTGCTAATACCAGAATAAGTTACTGTACCAGTGGTATCTGTCTAAGTGACCAAAGAACCCTTTAGTAAAACATTTTCTGCATATAAGCCATACGTACCTGCAGCATAGCCATAAATAGATTCTTCGTTTGGTAATTTACCAAGAACTATTCTTGGAGTAATAATTTTTGTTTCTGGGTTAAAATCAAAAACAGAAATAGACTAGGGAGTACTAAAACTATTATCAGTGGAACCATTAATACTAATACCAACATTATCATTTTTTTCTTTGTCTTCATTAACCTAACCAAAATTTACTATTGGTTTGCCATAAGATCCAGAAGCATTTCCAGAAACTGTAATTACCTTATCTTGTATTGCAATTATTTCAAAAAATCTATGCTCTAAACTGTTCTAAGTTTGAACATCAATTCTACAATAATCACCTATATTAAAGCCCCTTGTTTCTTCTAAAGTTAATAGCGTATTGGTACCAGATAGCTAAGCTTCTAAAATTCTACTACTAGGTCGGACCAGCAGCGCGCCGCCAATAGCCTAGGTTTCTCCATATTCTAAAACTGAAGCCCGAATAGAACCACGAACAGTTACATCATTAAAAACAGATTCAGTATTAGAAATCTTCCAACCCAAACCATCATAAAAACTTTGGCTTACAATTGAACCATCAGCGCCAGAAATGATAATGGTATTATCACCATAGCCAACATTCATAGTGCCATCAGCCTTTAAAGCTAAAATTTCTTCATTACTTTCGTTAATTACTTTTATAAAAGAATCAACTGAAGTTGCTGCACGTCGTAGTTCTACCTAATCACCAATTTTAATATATTCCTTAATTTGAGCACCAGTACCTAAAACAATATTTTCAGCTTCAATACTACCATCTTTACCATCTAAGATAATGCTAGGGCTGTCCTCATTGTCGGTAGAAATCAAACGAGTAGCATCTATTTTAAAACCACCAATAGTGCCGCTTGCTGCGGAAATATCTCCAGAGAAGCTACCAGTAGCAGCTTCTAATTTTCCACTAAAAGTACCAGAAGCAGCAACCAGTTCTCCAGCGAAAGTACCACTTGCGCCTTCTAGCTTTCCTTTAAAATAACCATCTTCGGCATAGATGTTTCCTTTCAAAGCTAAATTACCATTATCAGAATAAAGAAGGTTGTTTCCTTCGGAGTCCTTAATAACAAAACTGCCATTTTGAACCAATAAACCATTGGCGTCAAAGACTAACTTCGAATCTTGCATAGAAGCAACAATACCATTAGCTTTTACGCTTAATTGCGCCATATCTTTATTCATGCCATATCGCACATTTAAAAATTCAACCAAATTAAATCTCTACTCTTCGGCTTCGTTTTCCTCATAATGAGTATAACTAATTTTTAATATACATTCACTATTTAATAACTAACTTGCTGCTTCTTGAACAGTATCTTCAAGTAAAGCTTTTAAGTTAATATTAAAATTAAAACCAGTATCCAAAGAGATTATATTAACTCCGGTAATGACTGACCAACTACCAGTATTTATATTATAAATCTCTGCTACAAAATTGCTAATATCTAAATCATCAATCTAAATATATCCATTTTCAGAAGTAGGATCATCCCTTAAAACAGAAACTGTTAAAATCTCTGGACTAATAGTAGTATTCCCTAAAGTATCTACGAACTTTAAAATTTCGGTTTGGTTACAACGTAATCTATAAGAATCAGTAGTTACACCAGCTGGACCCTATGGACCCTATCCGCCGTCTGCTCCTTGTCTAAATACACCATAAGTAACAGTTTTAGTACCATTTGTGTATGTATAAATAGTTTTGCTCCAAAGATATTGGCCTCCACTAACTTCAGGAACTTCTGGACTCCAACCTTCTATACCTACAAGTACATGATTGGCATCCGTTTTTAATGGAACTTCTTGGTCATTCTGCCAAGCCCATAATACACCATCAACAACTTTAAAGGTCGCGCCAGTTGAAGCAAAAGTTAAAATCTCATCAGTTGTAGTAGTCAAATTTACATCCACTAAATCTGGAGGAACATTACCACTATTGGAGATGACATATAGAGTCTGTGAACTCTATATGCCTACTCCCGCAGTGGCAGTTATATTACTCATGTTTACTATATCAACTTTTCCTCTATAAACTGCCATTCCGCATTTCTCTCCTTAATTACCAAAATCAATAGCACAAGTAAAACTTGCTGAATTTGGTATGTCATCTTCATAAATCTTAAGCTTTTGTTCTATCGCACCTTCAATGTCTTGGCTGTTCTTAGACCATTGGTATCCTTTAATTCCTTCAGTAACTTTTTGACCATTCTTGTATAGATAAGCTACTAAAGTTTTAGTTTCTCCATCGGTATCAAAAACAGTGCCCGTACCTTCCTCTATTTCAATAGATACTTCATAACCAGGGTCTATAAAAGATTCAATTTCCATATTACCAATTTTACCGCCAGTAGCGTAGATAACACCAGTAAATTCACCATCGGTAGCTTTCATAGAACCATCTTCATAAACCATGAATTTATTATTGGCATTTATTACTTGATGAATTTCCTCGTTGGTTTTATCAGAAAAATCTACTGTATTTCTATAGGAGATAGCCTTAGTATCTTCTAGATAACCAATTGATACAGAAGATAAATCAACACCTACTTTTAATTCATTTCGTATCCACATCTTACCATCAGAGCCATGTTCCATAACCAAATGCTAATCATAGTCACGTAGCTGTAAACCATAAATAGGAGTCTAGCCATCATCTCCGCCATTAGTATAAAGTAAACCGATTTTCACTTGTTCATTACCTTTGGCATTAATTACCTAAAAATCATGGTCAGAAGTAATTGATACATATCCACCTTGAATATGGCTAGATTTAATCTAGAAGCCTTTCCAAGTCAAAGCAAAATTAGAATATTCCCAAATTTTTGCCTCGCCTACTAAGCCATTTTCATCTTTTTCAGCGGAATTAAAATTAGAATGACCATTAATACCATATAAGCCATATTGATCAAGACGAACAAATTTACTAAAATTAAAAGCGCTAACCTAACCAGTATTATCATTCAAAGTAAATTCATAAGCACTTAAGCCAGTATTATCCCATCTAAAAGAGGGGAAAGAGCCATTTAGAATGTTTACTTCTTCAACATTCATTTGACCGCTAGTAATATAACTAGCATTAATACCTTTACCCGTAATACCAGTATTCCAAGTAATACCGCCATCAACAGATAAGAAAACACCACCACTAACAATTCTTACAATTTCCGCAGGATTCTTCATGCTGGTTGTAGTAATACCAGTTTCGTCCCAAACTACAGATTGGTCTTTAGCGTTTTGCAGAGTTAAAGCATTATTAGCAATAGAGTTCTATAAAGTGGTAATATTAATAGTACCGTCTTGCTGAACAATACCAGCAACTTTCATATACTTGCCAGTGCTGTATTCAACAGATTGAGTAGTCGCCGCCATACGCTGGAACAAATCTTCAAATTGAGTTTTATAGTTCTAAACTTTAATTTGATTTTGTTCTGGCTAATCTAACATAATAGTTAGCTCAGTAACAACGATTTCCTCTCGATAGGGAGTCTAAACTCCATCAATCCAAACCCAACCAAAGAACTCGGTATCTTCAATTGTTGTTTTGTCGCCCAGCGCAAAGGTATAATTTTCATAACCTTCTAATTGGCTTAATTCCAAAACAGAAATATTGTAAGTAATCTTAGGTTTAGAAGAAGTTGCTAAAGTGCTTTGCGCGTCTAAGAAGTAAAGATTGTCATCAATATAATCTTCTGAAATCCAAGAGCCTTCTTGTAAGAAACGAGAATATTTTTTATAGAAGGCGCGATGCAATGCTTCTTTTTGAATCAACAAGCTAATTTCGGCATCTTCTTCTTTTCTGCTTGCTAAAATACGATTTATTTCATCATATCTCGCTTGAGCATTATCTAAATTAGTTTTTGCTTTAAATGCCAAATCACTATGATTTTTATATACCGTATCTAAACGAGCAATAGATGCTAAGGTGGCCAAAACTTGGTCGTTCTCTAGCCATTCTTTTCTTTTTTCTCTTTCATTAGAATCAATAGTTGTATCACTATCTGCACTAATTAACTAAGTAAAGGTATAGCCAGTTAAAGATTCGAGATAATTTAACTTATCGCCCTACTGCTTGGCCGCTTCCTAAGAAGATAAATGATAAGTCTGGTAAGAAGCCTAATATTCAGTTATATCAACAAGCAAACCGCTCTGCTCTTTGATATATTTATCACGCAAATCATTGATGCGTTTTAATTCTTTGTAATAACCAAGCCATCCACTGCTAATGTTAGGTCCTAAATATAAATCATTAGTAACTTCACTCATACCCAACATACCATGTTGAATATAATAACTAAAGTCTAAAATAAAGTTTTCACCATTAGGACTTTCATCAGCTCGCGCGATTGAACAGAAACCATCTTCTGCAAATTCGTTAGAATTATTCTTTACAATCAATTTAGAAACTATTGCTTCAGAATCAATTGTACGCTAAATGTTCTTTAAATTAACACCATATTTAAAGCCAGAGTAATTTTCGTTTCCAATATATTCATGAAAACTAACCCACTTTCTTTGACGATATTCTTCGTCCATTAGAATCATGCCTGTCTGTGGGTCATGGTCTATCTCAAATTTTACCCAGCATTCAAAAATTTCACAAAGCTCTTGCAGTAAATTAAATCTATTTGATTCAGAAGCTGTAATACTACGAATTTTTTCATAGCTATTTTCATTATAGGCTTCCTCATATGCGGGAGAAGGAGTTTCTCCCTTATAAATAGGCTTAACATCATCAATACTCTTGTATTCATCACTGGGAACATAATAATAATAAAGAGTACGAACTTTACCTTGCTAAATTTCGTCAGGTAATAAAACCTCACCATTATTGTCAACATAAGGGAAGAATTGGACATCCTAAATGTAAATAGTACCAGGAGTCTTCAGCTGAATAAACATACCTAATGAATGACTCATCTCTATCATTTCTTTATATGATAAAGCCTAAGTGCAAGCAATAGGATTAGAAACAAGATAGTCGGGCACTGAGCTGGTGTTAGAAGTACCTAACTCACATTCAAAATAAGGAGTACCAGTTAAAGTATATTTACCATTTTCAAGTGTATATTCACTAACTTTTAATATTAAACTTATATCACTACCAAGTAATGTTTTCGCGCCATGTTCTCCTACTACTCCGGCCCGTCCGTATTTAACTCTAAATATATATTTTTCATCTTTAACAAAACCGTCAATATGATGTCGCATATCAACAACACCAGAGTTAAACAACAATTGCTCGGTATCAATAACCTCAAATTTCAAGCAAGATTCAAAAGAGGCTGTGCCATCTAAAACAGTATCAGGATTTACATCTCTAATATCTGGCACAGAAACAAGGTTTAGCTCAGGGAAGTTTCCTTCGCTGGAGCAACCAGTCTCCCATCCAGTGTAACTATCATAGTTATTTGGATTGGTTACATAAGACTAAATAATACCAGGTGAAGTATAATCACTTTCGGTATAACCATAGATTTCTCTATATTGGCCATTGCCAATTGACTCTTTATATACATTAACATATTTGTTAATAGTAGCGTCAAATTTAGTTCTGACTTTTCGTACAAGGCGCCGGCCGCGGTAAATATCAGAAATAGCCATAGAAGCAGCAAAATCTGGTTTGCCATCACTACTATAAGTTACGCCATCTAAGAACCAATTCGGACTGTTAGTAATAATATGGTCGTCATCCACTTCATATTCTTCAGCATATAGGAACTGAACATATGGTTGTTCATTCACTATGTTATTATAGAACGCATAAACAAACTTGTTGGCAGCTAGTGTGAGCGTATTGCTTGAATCTTCCATGTTTGTTAAGGTTACGTCTTTTGATAACTGAATTTGATATAAGGGTTCTTCAATAGTCTATTTTAAAATTTCGCCAGAATCGCGTAGCTTCCAGTCACTTTCATCAAGAACACGTTCAGCCAAAGTATTTATATTGCCCATGTTATTTTCTAACTCTGCGGCAAACTCTAGGTTGAAACCAGACTTAGAAAGCTCATTTACGAATAAATCCTTAGCAGTATAAGAATAAGTTTTGGTATCAGAATTCTCTTGAATATTCTTGATTACAAAATCATACCATTTTGTACCTTCGGCGCCAAGTGCTCCATAACGTAATTTTATCTTTCTTTCATTGACTATTAAACCAATGAAAGGATTGACGAAATACTCATTAGCGTCTGTATCGTAATAATGGGAATACATATTAAATGTTAATATGTTTTCACCATTGACTTTTGAAACTAACTTCGGCGATGTCGCACGAATGGGTGTATCCATAATATCTGAGCCAATAATACAAATTTTTCTTTCCTTGTAGTATTGGTGAACCACAGGACCATGTCCGTTTTCAATCGCACCTTCTGTTTCAGTGCCATCTTCATACTTAAAAGTAAGTATATCTTCCCAAAGAGATATTTCATATGGTTTTTTAATAACTCCCATTAAATACCTCCTTAAAAGTAAATGTAATCATAATCAATACTGGCAAAACAACTGGGTAAAGTGCTTACATTGTCAATGGTTAATATAGCTGTTTTTGTTACAGGAATCTTAAAGAAGAAACCGCTCTTAATATAGCGATTATAAATTTTTCCGCTCTTCTTTCCGTTTTTATAACCTTCAATCAAATTCAATTTAGTATTGATTCTGATTTGGTCGTCACCATCTTGACTTTCCATACGATTAAAATGAAGCTGATGGTCAGCATCAAGAATAATGCCACCATTAGGAATCACACCATTTGCAAAATTAAAAGTAATAATAAAATCAGTTTCTTTCACACCAGGGTTGTATAATCTGATTTCTCTATTATTAGTGATTTTATCATAATTGCCCTAAGTAGGCAACAAATCAGCGGCCAATTTCCATTCTTCTTTATTAGAATTGGCATACTAATCTAAATACTTATGCACACTGCGCGCATAGGGGTCATAAGCAGTAAACTGAATATTACCTTCTCCCTTGTAAATTCGATTATGTTCTCCCTCTCCAAATGGAATATATTTAATCGAAGCAGTACCAGTTACTTTAGCCTGATATACCTTATAAGGTGCTTCATCAAAAATCAATTCATGTATCTTTTTATCGCCAAAGAGTTCCTTGATTTTAGCAAGGTCATCTTCTTCCAAAGCGTCAAACGCATAAGAAATATTAAACTATCTTTGCGTATAATAACTTCCAAACAAATACATTCCATCTCCACCAGGCACTTGAACTGTCTTGTCCTAAATAGTGGGAAGTAGGTTCTCATTGAACCTACTTCCTTCACTTGTACGTTTAATGCCTAGGGTATCAGAATGGACTCCGTTGAAACTGAAACCAATGTAGTCAGAGCTATAATCAGAAGCACCTGGCACATAGATTTGGTTATTTGATATATCCATTCTTCATCCTCCTTTATCTCTTCAAACTTACGGCGTTGTTGTTACGATAGCGAGCGTCGTCGCCAATCAAGGATTTGACCTTATTGGCAACTTGTTCTATGTCGTAATCACTGCCGATACTTTCTACATTAATGTCAATATCATAGGTGATATCTCCATTATTTTCAGTAGAGGTGTTATTGATAGAGCCGTTCATTAGGGAGGCTAGGATGTCTTTTAACTGGATGAAGTTTTGGGTATCACGGGCATTTAGAACTAGCTCAGGATGAGCCTTGGTACCGTCAAGCCATGCAGGACCTGTGAAGTCGGCTAAGCCACCTTGTTTGTATTTATAAACTCTATTTTTAACCTTACCCCACTGACCTTCCCAATATGCAACCGTACTAGTGGGTTCTGGATAATTATAAGTAACTACTTTGCCGTTACCATAAGTAACAACTACCTACTTAGGCTTCTTTTCAGTCTGGGCGTCTCCGTTATTCCCAGTATTGGAACTACCTGTTCCATTAGAATTTCCATTGTTAGAAGGTGGTGTGGGAGTTCCTCCATTGTAATCAGATTTTCCCCATTGACTCTCCCAATAAGCGATAATACTATCAAGATTGGGCGCATTTTTATCATAGGTAACTTTATTACCATTACCATAAGTAACAGTAATCGTTCCGCTTCCGCCTGAGCCACCAGAACCTCCGCCTCCACCTGAGCTTCCAGAACCACCAGAACCACCAGAACCGCCACTACTAGGAGGACCCATAGTACCACCAGAAGCAGGACCCTCAACTGTAGGAGCATCTATCTTTCCGATGATTTCATCCAGCTTCTCGCCAATATCCAAATATGCCAAAGCTTCAGCAATTAACTGATTGGTATCATTAATCCATTCAACCTTTGCCAAGTCAGACAATCCCTTGAAATTGGCAGCATTTTTCAAAATAGTTTCCAGACGAGTGCCACGAATTAAGCCGTTATCCTTGTCAAGTCCTTCATCCATCAGAGCCTGAACTTCTTGCCAGATTCTACCAGTTTCAATGTAGTGGTCTAACTGAGCCTGCGCCAAAGTAATTTGCTTATCACGTTGCTCTGCGGCCGCATCGTTTTGGTCTTGTAGTTCAGAAATCTTTTGGTCAATCAAAGTATCAGTATAGTCTTCTTGACCTTGAGCGATTTCATCCTGCAATCTCAAAATTTCCATTGCATTCGCACCGGATGTGTCTTGTTGCAAATACATCAAACGACGTTGTTTTTCAGCAAGTTCGTCTTCAGTACGTTCATTCTCACGGTCTTGGCGCTGCTTGTCAACAGATTTTTGAATTGCATCTAACAGAGAGGCATTTGTGTCATTAATGGAGTTGTTGATTTCAGTCAATGTATCAATCTACTCTTGATAACTCTATGTTAAAGCATCCTTTATCATGTCTTCCAACTCAAAGTACTGGTCTTTGCCGCGCTCTTTGATTTCGTCTATGGTATCTTCAATGTCCCACAGAGCGTCCTCGGCTTCTTGTAAATCATCAAACCATTCCTCAAGCTGACTTACATAGTCTTCGATACGCTGACCTTGATCTGGGTCTGTTATACCATTAATCAGGTCCCAGTTGATACGCAGGACGTCTTCGCCACGTTCATTTTGAACGACGTTGGCGTAGCCTGTCAGGTCTGGGTTTTCA